GGCTTATTGCCTAATTTTTGCGATGTTTCATCTATACTTTTACATTCAATGTAAAGCCAAAATATTGTAACGGCTTTTGAAATTAGTAAGTTAACACCAAACAACGTATTCTTTTCAATTATATGTGTATCTATGAAATAAGCTAAAACAATAGAACCAAGATAAAAGAAGCTTTTAACCACTATGTTAAACAATTTTGTTCTCTGATAACTTGACCATCCGTTTAACTTTATCGTTGTGTAAATAGCGAATATCGTATCTAAAAAAACAGCCATTCCAGTAATTATTAATAGTCCTTTTATAGGTGTTAAAAATGTAGCAATCGTTAAAAACAATGCTTTTAAAAATGTTATTAAATAAAAATTTGTTTCTTGTTTCATAAATCAATAGTTGTTTCAAATCCTTGTTGTTCTAAAAGTGATTTTGTGTAATTGTGAGCAGTTTCTATACTTTGATTTTCTTCAGATAATATTTCTACACTAAAATTACCCATTGGAACAGATGTTGAAATTACACTTGCTCCACTTTTAAATGCTTGTTTACTAGCATAAGTAGTTAATACAATTTCCAATGTTTTGCCATTTGCTCTACCAGCAAATTCAATTCTACCATAAACTTCAGGTAACTTAATAGAAGTACCTGTAATTTCAATGTTTTCTGATTTAATAATTAATCCCATATTTAATTTTTATTTAATTTTTTTAATATAAATCGTTCCAAGCTGTACCGTTGAATCCTCTGTGTTTTTTAGTTGTAGAATCGTAATAAATTGCTCCCTCAATTCCTGTTGGAGCAGAAGCAAATGACCCCATTATAACTTGACCTCTTAACTGTGTTCTTGTTATTGATGTATTACCTAAAACAACACTATTTGAACCTAAACCAATAGCTTGATATCCTATTACTATTTGGTTAGTTTGATTGTCTGCCAATGCTCTTGTATCGTACCCTATAAATATAGAGTTGTTTGTTGTTGTATTATTAGAACCATCTGATATTAAGCTACCTGCAGCTTGTCCAATTGCTGTGTTACTTCCTCCTGTGGTGTTATTATCTAAAGCACTTCTTCCAATTGCTGTGTTATCACCTCCTGTGGTGTTTCTCCGTAAAGCATTTAAGCCAATTGCTGTGTTTAAACTTCCTGTGGTGTTTGTAAGTAAAGCATTTAAGCCAATTGCTGTGTTAGAACTTCCTGTGGTGTTATTTTGTAAAGCACTTCTTCCAATTGCTGTGTTATCACCTCCTGTGGTGTTATTTTGTAAAGCACTTCTTCCAATTGCTGTGTTACTACCTCCTGTGGCACTTCTACCAGCAAACTCACCGAAAAAAGTATTTGTATTAAATCCACTAGCACCATTATTATAAACATCTCCAGCGCCGTTTACTACTAAAAAGTTTTGAGTATCAGTTGAATTTCTAACTCTAAAAGCAATATCTGTTGCTAATGCTCCCTGTGCTCTTACATCTAATCTTGCTTGGGGAGATGTTGTTGCTATACCTACATTAGTTCCATTATCAAAAATCTGAGAATCTCCAATATTGCCACTTGATGTAAACTTAGAAACCCTATTGATTGTACCTGTTCCTGTTATTGGATTAGTTAAAGTGTTTTGCTTAGTTGCTAATTCCGTTGACACTGCCAATGTTGTTGGGTATTTAGTATCATCAGGGCTAGTTAAATTAGTTGCTTTATTAGCTACGTTTTCGGGTGTAAAACCCAATGTAGGTTGTAATGTTGAAAATGGAATCATAGTTTGTCCGCCAGCTGTATTCGTACCGTAAACGCTTGAAGCGGTTGTGGATTTGTCGAGTTTGTTGTCCAAAGTATTAAATACATGTTCTACAAAATCATTAAAAATACTTAACGATAAATAAAATGTATCGAAATATGATTTTAATTTTGTCTTTAAGTCTAAAAACCTATTTTTTTTTGATTTTAATGAATCTTCTGAATCCGAGAGAATAAACTCATCATCGTCTTTTATGTCGGTTTTAGAATCTAAACCATCTATAAATTCGCCTAAATTTTGAGCAGTTGTTATGTCTGAAAAACCTAAAATAACATCCCCTGTTTGACCATTTACGCTTTCTACGGAACCACCTCCATAAATGTTAGTTACATCTTTCTGAAAGCAAGGACAGTTCAACTCTTCTAATTTATCCATAAAAGCAACTCCATCAGAAGTATTAAATCCTGAAATATCGCCAATGTCAAAAATATAACAATCTGAAACGTTATAGTCTTTGCTTTTTAAATTATTGAAATATACAATTGTAATTACATTATTAAGCCTATTTATAGTGAATTTAGATGGCGTAAATTCCCCTATTTCATTATCTATAAATAACCAATGCTTATTGCCTTTTTTTCTTAGTTCTAACATATTATTTTCTTTTTGTTACAATTACAGCAAAACCATTTAAAGTAATATTAGCAGAAGCATCTGAAGTGAATTTTAATTTAGCTGGGTAATTTTTAGTAATTTCGTTACCTATGTAAAAGAAATTAGACACAGTAATATTCGCATGAGTAGTTGCTGTTTTAAAATCACGATCTAAAATACTAATTTCATAAGGTGTAGCTCCTATAGCCAACTCTAAGCTAACTTTAGCATGTTGATTAGAAGTTGTTGTCTTAATGTCAACATCTATTCTTAGATCTACTTTGTCGCCAAGTTCTAAATTACTAAAATCAAACGAATTAATTGAAGTGTCGAAAATGTCTTCAATTTCAGAAAAAGCGTATTCTTTATTTGTAAATTCACCTTCTCCGTTATTGTTTAAATAAATTGGAGTACTTGTATAGCTTTGTTCCGATAATGTATTGCTGTAGTCGTAAACTCCTAAATATTCTTTATTTGTGTTTTGAAAATAATCAACTGGAGTAGAATAGTCGTCAACATCTCCGTAGTTCAATTGAAAACAAGTCCAAAATAATTCAATATTAGGATTAGGCGTTCCAACACTATCTTTTACTACTTCAAATGTAAAATTAATATTATCATTTTCAGTTAAATTAAAACTTTGAGCTAATCTTAAATCTGGACTATTGTTTTCTAAATTAACAGTGTGCTCAAAAGTTTCAGTTAAAATGTCATTTACAAATACATTTAATTTTACTAATATATCATAAGGTAAATTAGCATTAATATTTCCTTGACAAAGGAAAAAAGAAAAAGAATGAATACCATTTCTTTTTGCAGTAAATTCTAAAGCATCACCAAAATTAAATTGAGCATTATTACCACTTTCTACATTTTGAACTAATACAGTTCTAAATGATAATGCATCATTATTAATTTGTAAAGTATCAACTATTGAATGATTTGAAGAATCAGAAGCACTAAAAAAAATAGTTGGATTGTTTCTTAGCAATGATTTTTTACTTAAAAGATTGCTAGTCTCTTGCTTGTTTATTTGAATTAAATTACTCATAATTTAAGAATTTGCTGGATAATGAAAATTAAAATTTTTTGTAGCTCCTGCTCCTATTTGAGAATAATAAAACTTATTAGATTGAATTTTAATAGTTTCATTTCCGTTCACAAATCTAATAGTACTTGGTAAGCTTGTTTGATATTCTGAATTTGTTATTTCGAAAAAGAAATTATCGTTGTTTGAAAAATCAATAATTTCAGTTGAAGTGTTGGTTATTGAACCGTAAACATATACCATTCTACCTTGTTTTACAAAGTAAATATTGTATTTTAATTTTGTGTTTACTGTATTCTTAGCTGTTATTTCGTTTGTTAAAGAAGAATCTTTTTCAGAAAAAATATCGGGAAATAACTCATTAACTAAGGCATTTTCAACATCTCTATGCTCGCTTGCTAATATTTCAGAATCATCTGCTAAATTAGTGTTTATTAAATTTTGTAATATTGTTTTTGTACTCATATCGTTTAATTTGTTAAATAATCATTTGAATAGTGAATGCTAGAGTAATCTCCGTTTTTAATTCTAAAATCTAAACTCATTTGTTGAGTTTGACCGTATAAATTACTGATAAATTTACCATTTTCAATTTCAATAGTATAATTTCCATTTTCCGTAAAATTATACTCTTGTTCAAAGGTAGTATTATTTATTTGTATTAAGTCTAAATTAGCGTAAAAAACATTGTCTTTAAATAATTTTATAATCGAACTTGAAACGCTATTAATTGAATGATTGAATGTTAATGTAATTCTGTTGTCAATTTCAGCAAGCGTATAAATTGAATCAGGATAATAACTAACCAATTCTAAAGGCTTAGCAATTTGAAAAGTTCTAGTATATGTATCGTTATAATTTACAGACGCTGTTAGCTCGCTTTGAAATGTATTTTGACTTCCAGCAATATCGCCATCTTTCATTAGTGGTTTATCAGTTATTCTTAATGAATCTAAATAAACTATTGAGCGTGCTAAGGCTAAATTTAAACGTCTATAAACAAAATTATCTAACTTTTCAAAGATATATTTACGCATTTCTGTAAACGTTGATTTTCCGCTTACTTTTGTTCCACTTTCTTGTATATATGTTTTAACATCGCTTTCTTGTACAGCTCTTGTAAAATAAGCCTTAACTCCAACTGATTGTATATAACTATCTGAAATATCTTTGTAATCTATTTCAGTAGTTAAGAAGTTAGCAGTTATTAATAAAGGGTTGCTAAACCAAACATCGTTTGGATTGATGTTGTTAACTATCTTTATAATAACTGCGTCAGCTTCAAAATCGTAAACACTTGCAAATTCTATATAATCTAATGAAAAATAACAATTCTCTGTAATTTCTTGTAAATTATTGCCACATAAATCAGCTACAAAAACACTATATTCATCATCTGTTAAAAATGGTAACTTTTGACAATAGAATGTAAAAGGTCGTAGAATTATCTGGTTTAAATAACCAATTTCTGCATTAGCGTTTAAATCTAATGCTTTATTGTTAAATAGACTATTTCTAAATTGTATTATCATGGTAACAAATTTATTAAATTTTCTGTGAAATCTTCTACGTTATTGTAAATAATTCCATTGATTGAAAAATATTTATATTCTTTTGGTGTTATTAATGGTAAATTATCAGCATCGTACAAGTTTACAAAATCATTAACCAAATTAAAACTAACTACATTTAGTTCAGTTATTTCAGTTATTAAATTATCCGCTTTCTCTTCTAAATTCAATAATAATTCTTGACTACGCCATGTGTAACGAGCGTTTTTAATAAAACCACGAATTACACTGTTATTATTCCTTACTGCTCTAACATATCCTTTTAAATCCCTCGTTTCTGTAAACAATTCCGTAGCCTTATCAAAATCGCAAAAAACCTTAATTTCGTAAACTCTACCATTCAAAATCCTATCTTCTGTTATTTCAATTGGTGCGAAATCAACAACATTGGCACTTTCTCCAGTTAATCGAGTTACTAACTCGTTATTGATTTTAATTTCTGTAACATTTGCTTCTTTGCCTATTAAATATTGACCTGCTGTGTTAATAATTTTACGCCACTTGTTTAATATTCTTTTTAACGAATATTTTAAGTTTGAGTAGTTATCCGGATTCGCTACGCCTTCAATTTTTGTAAAGCCTTCTTTTGTTCTATTTGTGTATAAAACACCTTGCAAAATATAATCAAATGTTATAGGCTTTTCCCCATTGCTGTTTGAAGTTGGTAGGTTATTCAAATATTGTAAGCGTATAGTGAAATCCTCCAATGCTAATATTTGGAAATTTGTACCACTTGGCAATCCACTAAATGATACGCTAATCGTTTGCCCTACTTGCATCCCTAAATTAGTCCATACAAAAGTACCATTAGAAACAATTTCTAATTGATTTGGAGTATTTAAAATACGATAACGCAAGAACTGTGTGAACTTATTTCTAGTGTTTGGAGCTAATGGCACGCAATCAATAATAAATAGCTTTTCGTCATTTTCTAAAGTTCGCGTTTTACCATCAATAGTGTTTCCTTTTCTTCTTTGCTCTTCAATTAATTGCGCGCTTCTAATATGATCAAACTCTATACTTAAATCCGCATCAGCTTTTTTACTTGGCATTTTTAATTGCAATGAAGTATGTACATCGTCGTTTGTGTCAACTTCGTTACCAGTTCTATCTGAACTTGAATTTTTGAATTTAAGGTTAAATAAATTTATTGAATAATCGCTGTTTGCTGTATAATTTACATCATTTGAAGGCATTTCTGTAAATACAGCTATTTCTTCATCTTTATAGTAATTGTCTATAAAATCAATCGTTATTCCGTTATTATCTATTTGATAATCGGCAAATGCTTCATCACAAACAGAGTTATAAAGGTTTTTAAATTCATTATTAAAATCTTGGTTGGCCAAGTTTCCTAACATACGGCCATTAAAGCAAAAGTTATTCCAATATTCAGAAGTATTATTAAAAACTCCTAAATCGTTCAAAGTTGTATCGTATGAATGCGCTTGATGTCTTAATAAATCGTATAATCTAATTCCTTTTACAATTGTTGAAATGGCTGTTGAAGTAAGGGATATTTCTACAGATTCAACAGAATAAGACAAAAACTTTTGGTCAAAACTTACAAGTCCACTTGTTGCAAAAAAACAATCCATTGAAACAATAAGACTTTCTCCATCCGACATATCTGGTATAGGAATTACAAAATCTTGATTAACTATAGATACACTTCCTACTGAATTAATTGGCTGTATTGTGGTGCCTACATTTTCAACCCAATCCCCGTCTGAATCAAATATAGCTCGTGAAATGTTTAAAGTAAAAGTTCCGAAATTGGCAAAACCTTGAACATTTAATTTATTTATTTTTAATGTAATACCAGATAAATCAGTTGTTGCTGTTATTAATCTGTTTGCATATCTGAAATCATTGTTTTCAGAAAATGAAACATCTAATCCTTTAAAAAATGGGTCAAAAGGTGCATAACTATTTTCAATTCTATAATCAACTAAAGCGTTAGAAATTGGTATTGATATTTGTGCATTTGTCGCAGTTCCTGTATTTTGAATTAAAGGTAAAGTTTTTTCGCCCCATTTTGATTTTTGCAAAATAGGCTTAGCTTTCAAAAATATATCCGTTGTACTGCAAGGCGTAATTGGTAGCCCTGTTAAACTTTTATTGCTAAAAGCGTCTATCTTAACACTATCATTTTTTTTGATATAAGCGTGTAAAGTGTTTTGACTAATTTTTATGCTTAAATAGTCATCAAATACCTTGTATGTTAATCCGTCTATTTCTCCAGTCGTGAAATCTGTACCATTGTAGTTAATAGTATATTCTACACGAATCTCCCAGCCTTTAGTATTAATTTCGTTCACTAAATAATCAAAGCCATGCGTAACATAATTTAATATAGTGCTATCAGGTAATACCTGTGGCACTTCTATCGGCTCGAATACTTCACGATAAAATTCTAACTCAATATCTTGGTTAGAAATAATAACATCACGTGAGTGTCTACCTTTTTCACGTTTAATTTCATGCGTACTTCCATCGAACTTAAAAGGCTCGCTTATTTCAATTTTACCAATTAATGGTAAATCTAAAAAGTTTAAATAGTGTTTGTACATTATCTTACGCTTCTGCTTTTCATTGTTAATACTGAATTTACTAATTCTCTTCTTTGTCCGTTAACACGCTCGTAGTATCTTGTTCCACTTTCGTTATTCATAATGGTAACTTCGGATTTGTTTGCAATTACCGACTTTAAGCTTATCAATTCATTTCTTAATGGTTCTAAGTCAACAATTGTTTGCCCTACTTGTGGAGCTGGTGCAATTCCATTAGTTAACATAATATTATCATACTCTTTGTTAAAACTATACAAATCTAAGATTTTTTTAGTTTGTGAAGCGGTGTAAATCTTATCTCCTTTAGATAATTTTTTCAATCTCGCTCCTTTATTGCTCCCTAAATCTTTAATTTTTCCGTTTTTATCTGTGTGTAACTCCGCGCCTCTTTCATCTGTCCAGGCTAATCCTTCAGGTGCATTTTGTGTACCTATTGCGAATTGCGGTATAGGTTGTGATGCTGTCATAGCCAATTGAGCCGCTCCAATAACTCCAATAGTTACAGCTAATGGAATATTTGGAGGTAGCATCGCTAAAGCCGACGTAATACCTTGAGCCGTATTGATAGCGATATTAAACATTGCTAAACGTTTTTGCGCTTCGGCTTGTTGACGTTGTATTCTCTTACGTCTTTCTTCATATTGTCTTTCAACCTCTTCCCTTGCCGTTGTGCTTTCCCCGGCAAATAATATCGATGTATCTCTTTGACGTTCTAAATTATCGTACATTCTTTGATAATTAGCGTCTGACATTTGAGAAATAGTATTAAACGCTTGCTGGAATGCTTCGGAAATTGCTAAACCAACTACCAACGCTTTTTCTTCTACTGTTTCAAATTTCTTTCCTAACAAATCAATAACGTTAAATATCTCGCTAAAACCTGACTGACCAGCGAAAGAATCTACAAAACCTTGAAAATATTTCTTAGAATCAAAGAAAGTTTCGTTTAATTTCTCTTGCTTACCTGTTAAAATATCAATGTCAATTTGCACAGCCTCTAACAATCTTTGATAATGTTCCCATTCAGGGTTAGTAGTCGCTATTGTTTTTTGTTGTTCTTGTATTTTTGATTTTAAATTTTCGTAATATTCTAAAGTACCAAACTTAGGGTCTTGTACTGATTCCTGTTTCTTTTGCTCTCCATATAAAGCCTCATAAGCATCTTTTAATAAACGCAATTGAAATTCTAACGCCCCATAAACTGGATTTAATTTAGATGTAACTTGTAGCTGTTCTTCTAAAGCTTGGATGTTTTTTTCAAAAGAAGCTCTACTATTAGTTTCAGCTTTAAATAAATCTTCCTTAGCTTCTTTGTTTGCTTTTGTGTTTTTAGTATCCTCTACTACTACATCGTTATATTTAGCATACTTATTTAAAATTTCAAATAAAGTTTCTAATTGTTCTCTTACGGCTAATGTTTTCTTTTGATAAACAATAGTAGAAGATTCTTGTACAACGCCTTCTTTTTTTAATGTTTCGTTATGCTTATCAACAGATGAACGCAAACCTTCCATGCTATTCATATCTTGATCTGTAGCAAGTCTAAACTTTTGTTTTGTTTTAGTCGTTTTTTGCATTTGCTCGTCATACACCTTGTTTGCATCTGTAGCTTGTTTTTCAAGTTGTATATAGTCAAATTCAGCATCTACCAAAGCCTTTGTAGTTTCTGCAATCTTATCTTTGATTGCTAAAAACATAGCTCTTTTCATTAAAGCATCATTTAAACGATATTCGGCATTTGCTGTTTTCCCTGCTAAAATTTCTTCTTTAGATAAATTACCTAAATACGATGGATAACGTGATTGTAATTCGTTTACAGCTTTAACTCTTTGCGAATAACTTAATGAAACATTTTTAGCTGTTTCTAATAATATTTTACTTCTGCTAATTTCAGAACTTGCATATTGGATTTGCTGTTGGTAAGCTTGTTTTTCAGTATTATTTTTATCCTCTAAAGCTTTTTTCTCTGCTTCTAAAGCTTCTTTTTTTGCTTTTGAACCGCTAATAGAATCCCATAATTTAGGGCCAAAAACAGTCAATAAAGTAACACCAACACTTAAGGCTGTTCCGAGTGTTAAGAATGAACCCGCTAATAATTGCAATGCATTTTTTGTCGGTAATCCTTGAGCCTGTAATTCTTTTTGTTGCGCAATAGCTTGTTGCATTGCATCAAAGAAAATAGGCAAGTTGTTTGAAATTGCCATAAATCCAGTTTGCGCAGAAAAAGCAAAAGCTGGCATTTCACGTGTTAACTGGTTAATTGAATTGCTCAAAGGATTAAAAGCACCAGCATAATTACCTACATTTCGCGTATGTTTCCCAACTGTTGCATCAACTGCCTTTAAAGTAGTATTGTATTTTTCTGTTATTACTTGTAATGTTTTTAACCTTCCTTCTTCATAAACAGATAAATTATTATAACGTTCTTTTTTTGCAGCTAAATTATTGTAAGCCGCTTGAACTTTATTTAATTGTTGTTGAGTTTTGTTATAAAGGTTTTGTGATGCTTGCTCTTTAGCTTGTAATTTAACTAAATTAGCTTCGTACTTATCAAAAGCTTTCTCTCTTTGAGTTGCTAACTTTAATTCAGCTATTCTATTGCGTTCCGCTTGTGCTTGAAGTCTTTGCATTGAAACTTCGACTTTCTTCATATCAGCTACACTTGATGCTGTTCGCCCTCCATAAAAGTCAATAGCATTGTTGTTCAATTCCATTTGCTTTTTATGGATTGAAGTTAAGCCATCAAGTATCTTTTTTAATTGGTCTTCGGCTTGCTTAGCATATATATTCTCAATTTGATTTGCCATTATTTTTTTTGCTTAAATATTCAACTTTCTTTTCTAACTCTACCAGTAAAATAAACCAACGCTCTACACTATCTTTCATCGGATCAATAGGAATTTTTAATTCCAATCCCATTTCAACCGATAAACGTTCTTTTTCAAAGCTTACTTTTTCAGTTTTATTTTCTTTTATTAATTCGCTTTCTAATACTTCTACTTCCGTTTTAATAGCTTGAAGTCCTTTAGCGATTTTGTCTAATTGCTCGAATAAATCTTTATCTTGGCTAATTTTATAACCCCAACGGCGTATCATTTCTACCTTTTCTAATAGAATTTCACGTCCTAAATTGTTATCATACTCATAAATAGACTTGATTAAATCCATTACAGCGTTGTATTTTACCTTGTTTTTTAGTATTTTATGCGTTTTTCTGAACTTTTCCAATACTTCAAAACGTTTTGTAATTTCCAATATTTCGCCATAAATAGTGGTCATTGACTGCTCTAATAAGTCTATTCTTGGTTCTTTTACGTTCTTTTTGTTGTGATAGTCTGAAAAGTATCTTAAATCGTTTGTTTCAAGGTACTGCAAATAGTTCCACAAAAGCATATCCTTAGCTTGTAGGTAATATTCCGGCTTCTTTTTCACTAAATCTTTGATAAAATCCATGCGTCTAATTTTGGTTTTAGTATTTTTATTTGTAAATAATTCGTGTTATCTTGTGTTAATCCAAATATATCCTGTCCGTATTTTTCTTCTAACATTGGCGTTTTACTGTCGGTAGAATAAATCTGTAAAGTATAGGTGTTTCTGTCATATTTATACGTAAAACCTTCGTAAAAATTACCGCTATAAAAAAGCGTTGTTCTATCGGTTGGCTGTCCGATTAATTGCTTAATCTGAATAGTGAAATAAGCGTACTCTTTTAGCTTCATTCCTTTACTATCAATACCTTTTTCGTTTAATTGCGTTTCTCTATTCAAATCTAATATTTCTGATTTATTTTCAATAAATATACGCTCTACTGCATTTGGCAGAGTGGTTATGGCTAATTTTAACCTATTCATATACTCGTCTTGTGATATTGTTCCCATACTATTAAATAAAAAAATCTCCTACGGAATACCCGTAAGAGATTTTAACTTAATTAACTCAATTATACTTGTTACAAATATAGTAAAAAATTAGATTACTACAACCGATTTAATAAAAGCACGATAAGGAATATCGTTTAAGAACTCAATAGGTAACTCGATTGTCACTACATCGCCAGTATTAAAAGCTGCCGGAGAAGTAATTGTGTATCTGTAACCTCCGGTAACAGCCGTAACCGCTCCTGTCGCTACTACTCCATCAACTTTTACAATCCAACCAGTCATAGCTTCTAATCCTTCTTGATTGAATGAGTGTCTATCAGTGTTTCTTAATACAGAAAAATCCATTGTAGTACCAGCATTTGCTGGAGCTGTTACAATTAAATCTAAGTCAGTAATTCCGTAGATATCTTCTACATCAAAGTCGTAATCTTCACTTCTTAAACCTTGTAAATCATTGTCGAATTGCGCTCTATTCAATTGAAATTGGATATTGAATCCGGCTGGCTGGTCGCCACGCATTTTGTAATCCATAACTTGGAAAAACTCAGAATTTAAACCTCTTGCAAGTCCGTCTTTACCTTTAGCCATGAAAATAGTATTATTCTCGTCGATTAATAAGAAACTATGCATTCCTGCTTTTTCTAAAGATAAAATTGCTTGGTATCCTTGAATACCATTTTCTAAAGTAGCGTCAATTTGCTTAGGCATTTTATCCATTAAGGATTTTTTACCACCTGCATAAGTATTAATACTGTTTTCTTCTGTACTGTCAGAAGACGTTTTAAAAGTAGAAACTTTAATTAACTTACCTTCTTCTTGAAGAGCCTGTAAGTTCGCTAATGTAAATTCAAAATTTGCATCAAATTTAAAGTTGTAAGGCATACGCCAAATTTCTTTCAATCTGTCAATATCTAATTTACAAAAGTCGGTAGAAGTTCCTAATATTTGTGATGTTGAGCATCGCCCTACATTCAATAAATCTACTAAATTTGCCATTTTTTAATTATTTTTTTAGCTGTTAAAAATTCTATTGTTTTTTCGTTGTCAAGGTAAATTTTATCGCCTATTTGGTAATTTTTCTTTGCTGTTAAATATGGCAAAGTAAAAATATAATTAGGCTTTTTTACCTCCTTTTTTGGTTTAATTTTTTGTTCTTCTGACATTTTTTTTATTTTAAAAATTACTATTAGAAAATCCTGTTGTTGGTAAATTAATTACTTCTGTAACAATTCCATCTATTATCTTTACTATTTTTGGCGAAACAGCCTTAATTACTACTGGCGAAATAGATGTTCTCGTTGGTGCTAATCTTGCCGTAATATTCTTTAATTCTCCTTCCTGTATAACTCCATAAGTTATATATTCATTTGCAGGATCAGCTAACCAATAACCGTTCAAAGTACTTGGTAATATGTTCAAATCATAAGAAGATACATATATTTTATCGCCCAAAGAAAAATTTTGATTACACTTTGCAATTCCACTTTGACCTATTCCAGAAGTATAATTTTCATTATCTAACCACATATTTGTAATTTCAGAAGCGCTTAATGCTCTTATGTTTATTGGAACGTTGTTTAAATTAAACTTGTCTAATAATTGATAATAATATCTTCCTTCTGAAGAACATGGTATATTTTCTACTGGCTCAGGTTCTTCGTACGCAAATCCTGTCATTGGTAATTGTATTATTTCAGTAACTAATCCACCTTCTATTTTAATTATTACTGGCTCTACTGTGTCAGCCCAAAAATTTAAAGGCAAAGGAGGATTCGTTATTGGGTTAGTCGCACCATAAGGGCATGATCTATTTGGGTTAAACCTATGTTCTATTTCAACACCGTTTAACGTAGCGTTGCCACTATATCCAGTTTGATTAGCTAAATAATATCCGTTCCAAATTGAATTGTTCGGCATTGTTTCTGAATTATTTGAAAATCTAACTGTGCTTCCTATTTCAAATCTATCGGTACAAATAAAAATATTTAAACCTCCTATTCCACAAGCATAATCGTTATTATTTAACCACATTTCAGTTATTTCTAAAGATGTAAAATCTTTAAATTTTGTCTGTAAACTAGGTGTAAAAGGATTATTAAAAGTATGTTGGATTTGAATATACTTATTCCCATTCTCACAAACAAATACAGGAGGCTCTATTGGCGGTTCAATATTTCTTACCTTTGCCCCACAATTCTTTTTTACCAATAACTCAATTTCTATAATTTTAGCATCAACATATAATTTAGTAGCTGATTTTGTTTGACCTTGTTCACTTCTATAAACATCTAAACCGTATTGCGTTTCGTCGTATTCGTTTGAGCTTTCAGAAACTAAACTAATAAGCTTGTGTTTCTTTATTCTCTTATAAAATTCAACTGCTAAAGGTTCTAAAACGTTTTCGTAGTTAATAAGTGAACGCTCATCATTGTAATACTTCGCATCTGTCGACATCATTAACACAAACTTTGCATTAACTCTGAACTTTTCAATAAGTGCTGTATCGCGTGAATAATTAGGCTTAACGTACCAAATCAATGGGAAATTTTGCATATTGCTACGATTTTCAATAAACCTTGCTAATTCGTTTTCATTACCGAAACCAAACTGAACATCTTGCGTAACTTCTTCAAACTCTTTATAAAGATTATAATTCTTAAAAGTTAGTTGAGTTCCATTAAATGCGTCTTTTAAAATTCCTGAAATTAACATAAATCAAATGAGTTTATAATTTCGTAGCCTAAACAAATATTTACATTTGGATAGTTTTCTTCAAAATCAATTAAAAAGTCTGTTAACGTTCTGTAACCATTATCGGATAAACCTCCGTAATAATCAGTAAATCTAACACCATTAATAAATGATATTTTAGGCTGTAAATCTACACTTTGATTAAATTGGTTAGCTATTTCGTTCCAAACTTCTACATAATTTTTTCGAGGCACTAACATACGGCTTGACTTAACATCAACCGATATTTGTCCGTTACCTGTTGCTAAATCATGCATCAAACTACAATATACTACGTTTGCTAAAATTGATAATTTTACGCTTCCATTTTGATAAAGCAAACCCTTCCAAATATATGTTTTACCATCTTTTGTATAGGTTTTGCCATTTACCAAATCAAGCCATTTCTGAGGCGCACCTGAAGCAAGTACGCCATCAGTAATATTGGCTTTTAGATCTTCAAAATCAACTCCTAATAACTTTTGTAAAAAATCGATAACATAAATAGAAATATAGTCGTCTAACTTTGTTTCGATTCCGTTATTGCTATCATACAAACCATTGATTTGTAATTTGTTTCTAAAATATGTTTTATCGATTAAGTACATAGGTTATTTATTTTGATTTCTTTTTACTTAAAACTGTTTTTGTAACTGCCTCTGACTGGTCAACAGCTAATACAGCCACTCCTTCTGCAATTAATTGAGATGCTAATTGTGTATCTACAACCATTTCATCATCAGTTAATTTATTTGCAAAATCCTCTGTAAACTTAACTGTTACCATGATTAAGGAGTTGCTAAAGTTACTAAAGCTGCACTAATAGAAGTTACTTTTTTGAATCCTGTTTTATCAGCTTCTCTAATTAAGAACGCTAAACGTTTTCTTGCTTTTAAAGTCATCATATCCTCTGTGAATTGAGTTCCAACTGTACCTTTAGATAAAACAACACCACCCATCTCATAAATTCTTGCGAATCTTGAATCTCCTACATAAAGAGTATTTGCAGCAACATTATTATCTTCGATGATATTTAAAGAACCAATACGAGGGTCGTTGAAATCAAATACATAGTTGTTTGTTGTATCTTTTTTCAATTTTAATTTATTGATGTCTGCAATATTCATCGCTACGAAATCAGGACTATATTTTGCGCCACCTGTTGAAGTGATAGATTCTACAACTTTATTAATTAAGTCGTAAATGTTTGCATCTGCGATTCCTGAAGCCACTGGTGTATAAGCTGGAACTGAAGATATCAATCCTTTAAGATTTTCGCCTGTATTATCTCCGATTACAATTTGAGAATCAATTTTATCTTCTACGTTTGTATCTAAGAACAAACTTAATTCTCCAGCAGCCATTTCTTCGTCTTCAAAAAACTCTTCCGATACAGGTAAAGTATCTCCGATTTTTCTTAATGCTAATGTGTAACCTTTGAATTTAGCAGTTGATTCAGGAAAAGCATCTCCTTCAGCAACAGCCGCAGCCGCTTTAACAGAAGTTTCATCCCAATCTACATATGAAATAGTCCCATTGTGATTTCCTTTTCCTACTGGTATTTTTCTAAAAATATCATACAAAGAGCGTTTTTTTCTTGCTAATTGTCCGATGCCATCTAAAAGTAAATCATGCGGATTTGTAGCAATTGAAGCTCTTAATGTTTCTGCTTTTACTACTAATTCAGCATTAGAACCTTTAGCGATTTCTTTAATAGCTTCTTTGTTATCTTTAATCTCGTCTTTCATTGTTTTAGACTGATTAACTTTAGAAGTGTTGATGTCTTTCAACTCTTTCAATTGCGCTTCGATGCTTTTTAATTGTTCAGCAGTTGCGCCTGTTTCTTTGATGCTCTCTAATTCTGTTTTAAGAGCGTCAAAATCATTTTTTGAAACGACTTCGCCTTTTAATGCGTCTACTTTCGCTCCAAATTCTTTAATTAAATCTTCCATTTTTTTAATTAGATTTTGTTAATAATTTTCTTTAATTCTTCGATTTGTTGAGTGTCGTTTGACGGCTCTTTTATTTCGGTAGTGTCATTGACGGCTTCCGTTTTATTTTCAACTGAAATAGTAGGAGTTGCCGAATTTGAACCCATAACAACCGCACTACCTTCAATAATTTTCGCTTCACTTACAACCCAAAAATAACCTCTTTCGTCGGCTACTTCTTTATTGGCTACAACTGGATAATATTTGTCCCATAACTCTTTCTCATCTTTATCCCATTCACTCTCTGAATTTATAGCTAAATCTATCTTTACATAACGCATCCCTACCGAATGATTTTTTACCCATCCATTAGAATATTGTTTAAACATAAACTCATTGCGTTTTTTTTCAATAATACTATCAAAAATTAAAGCTTCTGTTTTTCCATTGTAGGGAAACCCGATTGATTTCCATGTAATAGATTCTACATACCCTTTTGCATTATCGCTAATAACTTTATCAAAATCTCTATCATGCTCTTGTAAATGTAAAAAGCCTTTATTTGCATTGTCTGAAACTGATTTATTCCAAATCCCGTTAATATGCAAATCGTTGTGAGAATCTATAAAATTAGTAGTATTGATAATCACCTTTACTTGTAGTTTCTTAACTTCTGTTTGTGTTCCGTTTTCTTCTTTATTAGCTGTTAAATCGCTGTTTATTGAATTAACATAATTTATTGAATCAGCACGCTTTTCAATAGACTTTTTTAAAGAAATCAAAGAATGCTTATTTTCTTTAAGTGCTTTAAATAGATCCTCTTTAGTTTCAAACTCTTTATCCGGAAACTCTTTTACTACTATCATTTCTTAACTACTTTATTGTGTAACAATATTTCTTTTTTCTCCTCCAACATTTTACGAAATTCTGGAGTTATATTTTTGTCTTTCAACAACTGATTAATTTCTTTAATTCCCATTATAAATAATATTAAGTTGTTCCTGTACTTTTGATTCGTCTAATCCTAAATCCTTAGCTATTTTTAACGCATCTAAATCGGCTTTTCTTTGTTCCGCCTGTTGTTTAACAGCAACCTTCATAAACCACAAATGCGTAAACTCAGCTTTAACCTCTTGATTATCGTTTAGTTTCAATTCTAAAACATCTGTTAACTTCTGTAAAATAGGCATCAAACACATATCTACAAATTGAATCATAGCTTTTTCTTTTGCATCGCCTTGACTTGACAAACCTTTACCACGTAAAAAGTCGCCTAATATTTCCAAAGGAACATTAAAAAACATTCCGATAAGCAAATAATCATTTAAGAAGCTTTCATCAAAACCAAGGTTTTTAAGGTTATCAATAAACCTTTTTACTTCAAGATTATTAGAACCCGAAACGTGCAAAGGGTCTTTAGACATTACTCTGCCTTTAATATCTTCGCGCTCTTGTTTTCCTAAACCTGTGATTTGCTGTGCTAAATCGTCTTTGTTAACGCCTTGATACGCTACATATTTTTTACTAAAGTGAATATTGATATTTTTAGAATCAAGTGTATCTTCTGAATTAGAAATAAGTTTTTGTATAGCTTCAATTTTGTTGTTCTCTAAAAACCATGAATCAGTATTAATTCCAGAAGGTATAACAATAACTTCTTTTAATGGTATGTTTTGAGTTTCATTATCTGAATATTTGTATTTGATAATATGATTACCAAACTCTTTTAAAAACTCGTTTGAATTTTGATTACTTAGTTTTTTACCAAATTTCTTAAATTTCTTAATTGTATCATCATCAAACTTTGAGCAATCTAAAAAGTAATAGTTTTGATTTTCTGCAAATGTAGTATTCGGCTTCCAAAAGTAAACATTTCCTAAAGAGTACCAAAAAACAAATTCTTCTACGAAATCGGTCCACGTTTGATAAGGATTTGGTTTTTGTTTAACTTGATAAAGGTAATTAGTTGTTTTTAATTTTCCATTTTCGTATAGGTTAATGTTAGCTAATTTAGCAGTATCTTTAATTAAATCAATAACCCTATGAAGTGCGTAAGTTTGGTTATACGCTTGAATAGTTTTGTGTTTTTTAGCGTTTGATTTGCCATCAAAAAGAGTGTAAAAGAAGTTGCCACTTCTATCACGCTCTACTGATAAAATGTTATTTCTATTTGAACCAAACCAAGAGAATAAACCCATTAATAATAAAATTTATTTACAAATATATAAATTTTTATTTAGAACAAATAAAAATTAGATAATTAATTTAATTAGTCCGATTTTATACAAATAGATAACGGCGTTACGCATCGTATCGATTGTGTGGTTATGTTTGTCAATATATTTACCTTCGATAAAACCTTCCCTATCTGAATCAAGTGTATAGTTATGCACTTCAAAATCTATGTTTTCAGATTCTTTTGTGTAGTAAACGTTTATATTTTTTAGTAATTCATTTCCGAAATGAATAGAACCGGAGAACTTTTGAGCTGGAACGGCATTATAACCGCTGTTCTTTAATGTAGCTATTTTAAAATTATTACTTGCATAATTGTCAGAGCTTCCTCCAGTATCACAAATAGTAAAACGATTTTTATCATGTTGTAATTGATTCATAATGTAAAGCAAAACTCCACCGTCTGTCTTTTTGTAAAGTTCTTTGTGTTCTTCTGGCATTTTGTCTATTGTTTCATTTTCTGAATCATACCAACGCTCGTGAAAATATAAATGATAATCGTTTTCGCCTTTGCTAACAAATTTCCAATCCAATATAGCCATTGGGTCGCTTGCTCCAAAATCAATCGAACTATGGGTAATTGCATCAATATTTAAAAATTCATTATAAGATATTTGCTTGAACGCTTTGTGTACCTGACCGTCAACCTCAGCAACCCATTGTCCTAAAACTACGTGATTGTATTTTTTAGGATTGTCTATTTTTAATTTTGAGTAGTAAGATAAAATATTATCAGGAACTAATTTTTTAGGCAAATCTAAGTAAGAAGTATGAATGTATAGCACGTTATCTACAATTACATTTTCGCCCCCTTTTAAACCTTTATCTTTGAAGAATTTCTTAAATATCCAATGCTGAACACTTGAAGGGTTCAAAGATAAAATAGTAATATTTCTTTTGCTTAAAGATCTAATCGACAAAAACACTTTTTCAAACGTTTCATAATCTGGCATCTCATCGGCTTCATCAACAACAAATGCGTTAAATTGTTCTAATGATTTTAAATTTGCTGTTTGTTGACTTGAGCCTGTTTTTATCCCTTTAAATGCAATGCGTTCTTTACCTTTTTCTATGTGAGTATTTGTATTGTTTACGAATGAATTATAACCCAATAATTCGATTTTATCATCTACGTTTGGTTTAATCGAATCTACAATAGAAACGTTTGTATAACGTGTAAAAAGTACAGAATAATCGTAATTTACTAATCCAATTATTGCCCACAACCCTATATTAAAAGATTTTGCCGAATATCGACCACCTGTTATAATTACGGTATCGACTTCGGCATGTTTACCTTCTAATAATTCAAATAAAGGATAGTATTTTGGATGTACAACAACATTACTCATCTTCTTCTTTAGGAGCTTGAAAAACTATTTGTGGTGGAGCGACTTGAATTGGTTTGTCTCCAGAAGTAACATCAACTTTATCTCCAAACATTTTAGGATAGAATTTAGAAGCCATCCATTTGTAAGTGTCAATTATCAATCTTCCTTGTGAAGCGTCTAAAATCCCTGTTCTAACATCTTGCATTGTTTGGTTAATTTCAAAGATTAACATTTCGGCTTTATCTTGTATGCTTCGTGTGTACAGGTTAAATAATTCGTCGTGTTCTCTTTTCCATTTACACCAAGTAGGGAATGTTGGAAATTTATCATCTGAATCTAAAATAGGCTTTATGTGTTCGCCTAAAACAATCCTTTCGCAAATTTCATTACATATTTCTATATTATATTCACTTGGTCTTGCCATAATTTACGGAGTATTATCGTTATCACAACCTAAAAAAGTATACCAGTCTGGCAAATTAATAGGTTGATTTGTTTCACAATTTAATTCAACTGGCATTACTTCTCTAACTGGATTACCTTCTAATCTTACCCATGCATTACAATTGCAATTAGGTTGAGTGTCATCGTTTGAGCATGATAGAAAAGTTATAGCTGATAGTATTAATAATAATTTTTTCATAATTACAAATTTAGTGAATTAATTTTAAAGTTTACATACAAATTTATCATATTCATCGAAATAAAAAGAAAATAATTCTTGTGTATCTAAATAGATGAAAGTATAAGTCGTACAATGTCTGGAGTTTCCGTTTATATACTTCGGAGGTTTTGAATAGTCGATACTTATTCCTGATATTCTAAACTCTCTACCTAAAGGCGAAATTTGTATTTCGTTTGGGTTAAGGGATATTTTATTGTTTTTTATTTTGATGTGGTTCATAAGTAACTTTTATAAAGTTCTCTAAATTCAATTAAAAAAGAATCAAAATCTTTTGCAATCATGTAACGACCTCCTGTTTTTTCAATTTCTTCCTTGTATCTTCCTTGCGCTTGGCTCATTTTATCTTTACCAAACTTAACTTCAATTTTTAAAGATAAACCAATAGTTTGTCCGTTTTTCATTTTTATTGGAATAGTAGAACTTATGTCGGCTGTTCCGTTTGTCCCTTGTCCTTTAGTCCATGAAGCCGAACCTATAGTTCTTTTCCTTCCTAAAACATCGGTAACTACTTTTGTATTATCTCGATATTGACCTTGATTAGAAATTCTTTCAGCTTGACCTCCAATATAAGTTATAAATTTACAAATAGTTTTTGTTAAGTCATTTGCTGATGCATCTGAAAACTTTTCAGGCGGAATTGCAAACTCTGGAAAATTAGGATAGTTTTTCTTAGTATGCTTCATGTATAAATCTTCAAGTAATTTTTTGTTTTCTTTTGTCATTTTAATTCAAATAAATTGTATATAGTTTTTCATTTTTAATAAAAATATCTTCTATCATTAAAAAATCATTTAACGAAATAAAACCATTTATAAACTTTTCAGTTATAAAATCGTGTCTTTTTTGTAGTAGATTTATCTTCATTTGTTATTTAACAATTTAATCCATTTTATTACAGTTTGTCTACTTACACCTATTTCATAAGCTATTAAGCTTCTATTAATGTCAGGATTTAATGAATAAATTTTTTTAAAAACTTCAAATTTATTTATTTTTTTACCTATTTTAAATTGATTCTCAATGTTCTCTTTTTTTAATTGAACATGTTTAGCCCACGCAATCTGAAACTCATTTCTTTCTTGTACTTCAGATACTTTAGTATAAAAATCTATTTCATATTTTACTTCATCTTCTGTTAATTCAAACCATTCCCCATTTAATCTTTTTGAAGCGTATTTTTTATGTAATAAAGTTTCTAATTCTTTTGCATCAGAAATAATTATAAATCCTAATATTTCGCTTCCATACGGAGCATAAGTTTTAAATTGAGTAAACCTATTAAATGGACTTTCGTTTTCTGAATATCCTATTTTTATTGGAGTTAAACCAATATATTTAAAAAAATAAACACAACCTTTTTTTGTTTCCATTGTAATTTTTTTATTTATTTACACAAATATACAGTAATTTTTATAAAAACATTACACTATTGATAAATAAAATTTATTGTAACATAAAAAAAACTTATTGTTACACTTTTGTTACACTAAAAAAACTCGATAAGCCCTATTTTTATTGTAATTTTTAAAAAAGTGTAACGTGTAACGTGTAACATTAATAAAATTTTATTTTTTTTTATTTTTAAAATTATTTTTATTTTTATGTGTAACGTGTAACATATGTTACACTTTTCTTTGTTAAGCCTTGTAAACATTGATTTTTAGGTGTAACATTTAAGTGTAACATAGTGTAACATTTTTTGAATATGTTACACTATTTTCCTTCAATCTGTTTTAAAAGTCTATTTATTTGCATTCTACTGATTCCTAAAATTTCAGCAGTTTGACTTCTGTTGAAATCGGGATTTTCTTCATATATCAATTTTAATTTTTCGATATTATTTTTACCAGCTTTAGAAGTTGTTTTTAAATTTATAACCGTTGCTGTATTTAATTTTAATTTCTTAGCGGTTGCAATAAAGTATTTACTCAATTTTTCAGCCTTTAAAACGCTTTCTTTTGATACTTCTAATACATTACCTCCAGCACTAAAATTTTCATCAAATGCGTGTATTAAAAGTGCAAATCTTGGTATGTATGATTTCTGTTTTGGATACATAGATTTTAAATACTCATTTTCATCATCTGAATTTTGATAACTTGTGATTTCGTTAAAAATTCTAACCCATTCTTTTTTTGCTTCTTCTGAAAATTTAGCAGTCATAGGAACAATATTATTATCATTATCTCTTTGAATAACGTATTTTAACTTATCAAAAAAAGCAATAATATTTTCTTTGTACCAATCTAAAACATCATAAGATAATTCATTTTCATTATAAACTTCAATTTTAGAATCAGGAAAAGAAAGCAACATTCTATCCATAAAACCATTGTCTTTGTTTTCTTCAGTATAAAAATGACTTAAAATATTCGGTTGAATACCTCCTAAAACAGGTATAAAAGGCTTATCTACATACGAACCCTTACGGGTTAAACGATTAAGATTAACGGCTTTCCCACTCCAAACAGATAGCCAAAATTCCAAGTCAGAACCAGCACGATATTTATTCATGTCTTTTAGCCATCCTGCAAGTTCATCTTTAAACACTCCTACTGCGTTATCACTTTCTTGATGCAAGTCAACTAAAGCCTCTAAAGTAATGTCATTCGCTATAAATTGACCTTTAATTGGTTTTTCAACAAATGGAAATTCTTTTTTATCTTTTGGAGAAAGCGAGTTGTAATGTTCCCAAACTTCTAAGAGTTTATAGTATTTTTTAATTTCTCTTTGATTAATTTTAAGAAGTGGAAAAATAATATTATTTATACTCGGAGTTTTACCAATCCCCGCTTTACCTACTAAAGAAATCCATAAACTTACGTTTTCATTCCAGCCTCTTTTTACTTCCATTTCAATAGAGTTACCAATACATACTGAAATTAACCAAAGTAAAGAACAACCCATGTAATCAATATTAGAATCTAACTTTGTATTGCATTCCATAATATAATTCTGTATAGGTTTTGGAAAAATATCAATTGGAAAAATTAAGTCATTTTCATTTATTAAATAATTGGTAATCTGATTTTCGTTATTTGGTAAAGATTTTTCTTTTTCCTTTATAATTTTTTCAATACGTGATCCATAACCAAGTTTATAAAGTTCCTTACTTGCTTCAGAAAAATCCCCGTTATGATATTTATAAGTAAACGCAACAAAAGGTGTTATAAGTTTTTCATGCGGGTATATTGTTCCGGTACTAAAAAGATACATACAACCGCTATCTTTGAAAATATAACCTGAATGCGGACTAAGTGCGCCATGCCTTTTAATAACGTATCTCTTATTATGATTAGCTACTATGATAAAATCACTTTGAACTAAATCTAAAATGTTTGTTTTTTCATTATAATCTTGCCATGGGGTAATATTACCAGTTGAAAACTCGGTTTTTTCTTTTTTAGGTTCAATTGTAACTTCTTCGATATAGTTATACATTCGACTAAAAGAAAATAATATTTCTCTGTCGTCGTCTGAAATGTATTCTACTTGAAAATAGTCTTTTTTAGAAACTTTATTTTCAGGATATGCAAAAATATATCCAAATCTACCACGAGTTTCAATAACAGCTTCTTTGTGTCCTTTTAGTTTAGCTAATTTAAGATTGCCTTCAATTCGTTTTGTTTTGTAAATAATATGGTAACCAGCATTTTTAGTTTTGTAAATAACAAATTTATCTTCAAAATCTAAAATGTTATCTTGAAGGTAGCCTATAAACTCTTCCCAAAATTCCTTCTGTTCTTTTGCTGTTGAAAATACTTTTAAGTCAATATCTAAAACTTCTAAATCTTCAAAACCAGTTACTAACCCAAAAGCGGTTGTGGGTTTAATTTCGTGAACAACTCCATCTTTATCAGTCCATGTTTTCCCACCTTTATATTCTAAACGTTTTGTTAATTCGGTTGTAGATAATTTTTCTGTTTGTTGTTTAGTCCAACTAAAATTAGGTATCTTGTTTTCCCCAACAGTAATAACTGAAAAATGCTCTAAGAATTTTAATATTTTTTGATTTTCCATTAGTTTGTGGTATTAACATATTCATAAAAAAACATATCTTTATTTTTTCCTACAAACTGGAATAAAACTCCAAATTCTTGGTCGTTAAAACTAACATAATGTAAGACTTCAATAATATTTTCATTATTGAAGTTATTTAAGACTTCATTGTAAAGCTGTGAGTGTGCTCTTTTTGACCTATGCTCTAATGCAAATTCAAAATCTTTTTTGTTTGTAATAAAAATTTTCATTAGATAAAAAAATAATAGTTAATACCTCTGTAAACATCATATCTTACTTCAATGCAAGTGTAAACAATATCGTCTAAAATAATTTTATTGTCTAATTCAAAATAATTAAAACAAGGGTTAACGGTTAATTTTCTAAGGTTAACGATAAATTTATCGCACTTTTTTCTTCTGTCTTGATAGACTTTTTCTGTCTGTTTAATCATAATAAATAAAATTTTAAATTAAAAAATCCATAATCGTTTGGGCTAAATATAGGAGCGCCCGCCCGATTATGGATTAAATGTTTTTAAGTTTTGTAATAGCTCCTACCTTATTACAACTACAAATATAAAAAAACCTACTGAATTAACAATAGGTTTTTAGTTAAAGTTTTAGAATAAATCAAAATCATCTTCATTTGAAGATACCACCTTTGCTTCATGCACCTCTACATTATTTGAATTTTCCCAAAAAGTTGTAAATCCTTCTCCAATATAAACCGTATCAGCTTTTGCTTCACGTTCTTCTTTTGTTTGAATAACACTTGCGAAGTGTGTTTTCATAATTCGCATATTATCTTTTTTAAAGATTTCCTTCGGTTCTTTAACTTCTACAAGTTCAAATTTAACCTCTTGAAGTTGTACGGTTTCGCCTTGTTTATTTTGGTATTCTCTTTTAGATACCAAGTTGCGCAATTTTGTAGCGTCTAATGTTACTTGAATTTTAGCCATTTTATTTATTTATTAATTAGTTTTTATTTTAACAACTGCAAATAATTCTTTTTCATTATTATAAAAAATAACATCAACAACATCATGACCTTCGATATTTAATTTTTCAATAAGTCTGTTAATTTTAAATTCAAAATCTGAAGTGTTGTCGTTAAACTGTTTTTTGATAATTTCAATTTTATTCATTTTATAAAGTTTTGATATAATTACGTACGTTAATAATTCTATTTTTTAATTCCTCAATCACTTCTGAATCGTAATCGATTTCAAAAGTTTTAATTTTAAATTTCTTATCTACTGCATCGTAGTTGTGTTGTGTTTCATAGGTTAGTTCTTCTGGGGTATTCAAAAGAACGTATGTTAAAATCGCTTTTTTGCAACCCGTTAAATGCATATAAGTTTGAAGTTGGTAAAAGTAATCTTTTGTAGGTATTTCGTTTTCAAATAAAGGAAAAGAAAAACACGACCAACTACATTTAATGTCGTAAACAACCCCTTCAACAATTAAATCAGGAGTACCTGTAAAAAAATCATCTTCAAAGAACTTTTCATTTTTAATTGTAAAAGGTAAATCTAACCATTCAATTGCTTTATCAATAGCGGTATCTTCTAACATTAACCCTTTATCAAGATATTTGCTTTTAATTTCATTTTTAACTCCGTAAATATGTTCTTTTGCCCATTCTTGAATATATGTTTTTGTTGTTTCTGAAAGTGTTTCAGACTTTGAACGTGGATTAACCATTAGTTTACCACTTGCACTTGCTCTAATTTTGAATATTGGTAAGTTCATTTTCTGCTTCTTGTGTTAAGTTATACTTTTGTTTTACTTGTTCTATTGTAGCTTGACAGCTTTTAATAGCTTCTTTTACTTTGTCCCAATTTGGGTGATTTTCATCCATTGGAATAAGTGTCAAATCTGCTGAATAAGTTATTAATTCTTTTCGGTTTAAGTCAGCACCAAACAAACGCCCGAATGAATCGCAAGCATCTTTTATTGCTATTGTTTTAGCTACCGGAAAAGCCATGCTTAACGCACCGTTATTTATGTTTGCTAAATCTGCCGGCGAAGTACCTTTTGCTGTTTGTAATTGACTTGCTCCGATACCATCGTGAAAACTCCATTCTCCTGTTATTGGGTGCTGATAATGTACTCTAACCGTTACCCAAACCCCGTTGAATGATTGACCTTGACCTGTTATTTCTATTTTGTAGTTCTTAAAAATAGTCTTTAAAAGAAATTCAACACGCTCAATAGGTAGATACTGGTAACCTCTAATAAAAGGGTGTGTTTTAATCCATTCTTTTTTTGGTTCTTGGTTCATCAAAGACATAAATAAATCTTGTTTTTGAACTGCTAATTTATCAGAATATAAATCCTGAATTTTAGGAAGGTTTTTACTCATAATATTTTAAAATAAAAATACCCTTGCAAAAGTCGTAAGGCTGACAATCACAAGGGATTTATTAAATTTTCTCGACCGCCTTACTTGTCGTTTGTTTAGCAAATATAATCAATTCAAAATTAACTGCAAAATAATTAGTCCACAAATTGCACCGCACCCGGCACCAAGTGCATAAGTTAATTTTTGGTTAGTAGTTGAAATTGCTATCTTCGATACATTAAACGCCCATAAAAGAGAAATTAAGAAAGAAACGATAAATATACCAAACCAATGTAAATGAGTTATTAAATATGTATTAATAGCGACGCATCCAACTTGGAGGAATGATGTTAAAAATGTTTTCATGCGAATTTGTAAATTAAAAGTGATATGCAATTATGCAACCCATTGCAATTAGTTCGAGTTCTGTTTGTGGATCGTGTTTTCTCATTAGAATAGTGTTTCTTGTTTTACAGTTGCTTTAAATCTTTTAAAAGCATCTTCTAAGTTTAATTTAGCTTGTTTAAAGTATGAATCTTTTAATTCAATACCTATGGCTTTTCTACCCATTGAAATAGGACTAAAAACTTCACTACCAACGCCCATAAAAGGAGTCAAAACAACCTCGTCAGGATTTGAGTATAACTCAACAATTCTATCAATTACATCAAGTTGCAAAGGGTGTACGTGTTTCTCGTCGTCCTCTTCTTTTGAATCTTTGAAAGGTAAAACGTTATCAATTCTAATATCATCCCATACACTCGATGCATAACGTTGCCAAATGTAATGATTCAATTTAGTAATCTTATCATCTTCATTTATGTTGTTCAAATGTTCCCATAATTCAACTTCGTTTAAGTCTGAATTATTAGCATTGTTCCACGCTCTTAAAATATTTGGCAAAATAGGGATTTCTCCAGCATAATGATTAATTCCGAAAGGATGTGTAACAGGTACTTTATTTTCGCCTTTTTTAGTAAAAATCAAAACATAATCAGGCATAGCTGTAAAACATTTTGTACTATCTTCAACTATAAATTTATGCATTAAAGATTGTACCATTGTGCGCATACGAACTTTCAAAGGTTCTTTCCAAATTGTAATACGATTTCTATATTCAAATCCGTACTTTTGGTGTATTCTAATAATTTCGTTTGGAAAATCCCACAAACGGCAAGTATTATCAAATACATCGGTACAATGTACAGCAGTTATACGACCGCTTTTTGTTACCCTTGCAATTTCAGCAACTAAAAACTCGTATTGCTCCAAAAATTGTTCTTTGCTTTCGCAATTTGACATATCATGTTCAGAGCTTGAATAGTTATACAATCCAGCAAAAGGTGGACTATAAACCGATAAATCAATACTTTCATTGCCTAAAGTTGGCATTACTAACATACAATCGCTGTTATAGATTGCGTATCTGTCAGTTACAATTTGGTCTTTTACTTTGTTTTCCATGTTATAAAAATTTTGGTTTAATTAAATCTTTGTTAAATTCTTTTACTTTGTTTTCAAAACTACGATTAACATTTTCTGTTAAGTTTTTATGTAGTTGAATCGCTTTTTGTGTTTTTTGTTCTAAGGCTTCTAATACCCTTGTTTGTCCATCTGAAATTACCATATCAATAGTAACATCATTTTTTTGACCAAACCTCCAAAAACGTCTAATAGCTTGGTAATATTGTTCATAGCTCCACGTTGGAAAAAATACAGAATGATTACAATGTTGCCAATTCAAACCCATTGAAGTCATTTTTGCTTTTGTTATTAACCTTTCAATTTCTCCATTTGCAAAAGCTAAAAGTATTTCTTCTTTTTTATCGATACTTTGACTTCCTATAATTTCAACAGCTTTTGAATCTGAATGTTTTAAAATACTACTTTCATTATTTGTATTGCACCAATAAACCGAAGTTTTACCACTTGCTAACTCGATAGCTTTTGAACATCGTTTTTCTTCTGTTTGCTTTTGTTCGTGTCTTACTTCTGTCATTGACTTTGCAATAGGTGTAAACATTTGTATTTGTCCGTTTACATCAATTAAAGACTGATTTTCTACAACGTGTCTATTAATAAATAACTCAGGTAAATTATAACGCTCATTTGAAAAACCTAAATCGCTTGGCATTTTTGCCATAATTGACCATTGATTAACCCACGCAAAGAAATCCTTTTCAGCATGAGGTTTTAAGTAAAACTTTTCTCCGATATTACGATTATTTGAATCTACGCTATTTTGGTTATTCTTAAAGAACTTTCCTAACATATCCATATAACCCATATAACCTAAAGCCTCGCTACTTGTTCCTAATTCTATAAAATCGTTTGGACTTGGTGTAGCTGTACTTAAAAAACGATAAGGTATTTTCTTTACAAAACTTGTAACTTCTTGTTTTATTTTTCCGTCAAAGTTTTTAAGTATCGAACTTTCATCTAAAATTACGGCTTCAAAATCATTTTCATTAAAATAATGTAACCGCTCGTAATTGCAAATAATAATCTTTTTAGTATGCTTTCCATCTTTTGAATATTCAACATCTTCAATGCCTAACTTTTCAGCTTCTAAAACAAATTGAAAAGCGACTGCTAAAGGTGTTAATATTAATACTTTTTTATTTGTATGATTAACAATATTTTTAGCTATTGAAAGTTGTACTAAAGTCTTACCTAAACCAGTATCTAAAAATACAGCGACACGACCTTTTTCAACAGCTTTTTCGATAACGTGTTTTTGAAAGTCAAAAGCGATATCAGGAATATAATTAGCTTTAAAACCAAAGTTACCTATCGAGTGTCTTTTTGATTCTAAAAATTTTTCGTAATCTGTCATAGTTTTAATATTTTTTCAATTTCTAATTTTTTCCAGTTGTTTTTTTCTAATCGAGTGTTTAAAGTCGGTCGACTCATTCCGAGCTTTTCAGCAAGCTCTTTTTTTTCAAACTTCAAAAGAAGTAATTTTAATTTTTTTTCCATAAGTAAAAAATTTTACGTTAATAAGTTAAATAAAAGGCGCAACTCTTACGCCTTTGTGAGTACAAATATAAATAAATATTTTATTTCAACAAATATTTAATAGGTTTATTTTTCAAATGTGGCAAAGTATCGAATAGTTTTGCTGTTTCAATAGCTTGCTGTCGTTGTTCTTGTTTGTCGCTTAAATTATTACCAATTCTTTGATTAATTGAAAATTTTGCGGTGTTGTTTTTACCCGGTGCCTGTTTCATAAGTCAGATATATAATTCATTTTAGATTCGTAAATATGCCAAACTTCAACTAATTTATTTTCAATAGTATTAGTGTGCATTTTCCTTTCATAACTTGGTGTGTTTAAAATTATATCCATTTGCTCTTTTGAATAATATAATATTCTTGCTGGACCAATAGACTCTTTTCTAATTTCTTTAATTCCTAATTTTTTTATTCTTTTGTTTATTGTAGTTCGGTGTTTGTTGGCTTTATTTGCTATAAATTCAACAGAATAAAATTCGTTTTCCATTTCGTTTAGTTTTTAAATTAAAGCCTACCTACTTTACTTCAATAGGCTGTTTTTTGCGAGTTATATAAAATCAAATCACTAAATTATTAATCTCGCAGTTTGTTGGTTAAGGGTTTACTTCATAATCTACGCTTTTAATAAATTGGTCTAATGCGTTTTTCTCGTTTGGTGTAAGCTCATTAAATAGTTTCCCATTAATCGTCCACTTACCATCTATTACTTCTATTACTAATTTCATATTTCTCTAATTTCTCTAATTTTGACAAAAGGATTTTTTCTCTTGAATTGTAGTAAAGCCATTTCTATATCTTTTTCTTCTACAATTTTTTCACAATCGATACAATCATCTCCTGTTTCTCTCCAATAATAAACTCTAAATTTTTTCATACTTAAATAAATCATCAATTAATACTACAAAATCTTTATCCTGATTAGTCAATTCCTGGACCAAATAAACAACACTTTCAAATCTTAAGTCTGTATAAGTGTAATTGCTTTGTAATTCCTCAATTAGCTTTCTTGTAATAGTAGGATAAAGCGTTATTTGATTTTCAATTTTAAAGCGGTTCTCCTCGCTTAATCTTTGCCATAAATTTTTCATTTTTTTACTGATTTAAAAGTTAATACTAATACTAATGTAACGGTTCCGGCCATTACTAAATAATTATCGGTACTCATTCCGATAGTTGCACTTAATAAAATTGTTATTGTTTTCATAATTTCTATTATTTTGATGTAGCAAAGTAAAACATATTATTTTATATACGCAAGTATTTTGCAATAAATTTTATTTTTTTTATTTTTTTATGCAAAAGTATTGCGTATTAAATTTATTTGTATAACTTTGTAAAAAATTAAAACAATTAATTATGAACAAAAGAACCAGTCTTGAAAATCTACTTTTTGAAAGTGGGTTAAGTATTCAGGAATTTGCCGATAAAGTCGGAGTTAAAAAAACAACATTTGAAAAGCAATTATACGGCAAAAAGAACCACGTTAAATATGCTTTTGAATACGGTAGAATTTTAGGAGTAAACACTATTCAAGGTTTTGAAAATGGTGTTTACTTTGAATTGGTTATTAAATAAATGATATGGAACCAATTTACTTTCAACCACCAGGAATTAATGCAAAATATTGTGAAGTTGGCATGATTTCAGAAACAGATCCAGAATATATTTGGTATTTATACGAACCTTGTAAAATATTAATTAGCGAGGTTAAAATCATACCAAAAGAAAATGTTACTTACGACAAGAAAAGTCGCTCGTATCTCGTTAAGCAAAGTTGCTTATAACGTTTCGCCACTTTGCTTAGTGCGGGAATTAAACAACGAAAATTTAATTATTAAAAACAAAAATATGAAAAACAACGAAATAAACGAAAACCCCGCATTGAGCAAAATGGATGTTAGCGGTTGGGTTATGATTACGGAAGAATCAATCTTAGAAATAGGATTTGTAAAGCATTCTGAATACACATACAAACTATTTAATAACAATGTAGTAGGTTATTTGGATGAAATAGAAGTGTTTTTTGAACCAAATGAAAAAATAAGTATTATTGTTCGTCAAACAACTTTTAATACTTCTGATTTAGATAAAAATTCAATTTTTATTAGAGATATGAAATACCTTTACGAGCTTCATTATTTGGTAGTTGTTTTAACAGGTGTTCCTTTTAACTGACCGCTAACGTTTGGTGCTTTGCGAGGTTTTTCGGAATGAGAAACGCAAGCCTTTCGGACCAAAACAAAAGATTACAAGTACAAAACAAATTTAATATTAACCTAAAGCCGAAAATCATCGCAAAACACTTGTTAGCAAATCGGCTTTTAATTAACAAAAAAATATGGATAAAACAATTATTATAAAGTCATTACAACTTTATATCGCAAGAAAAAAACAAAAGATTAATAGAATTAATAGAATTATTTTAAAAGACACTAATTTGGATAATATTTCAAACTTAAAAAAAGGATTAAGGCATAATAAAGCTTTGATAAAAAGAGCTGAACAACAGATTCTGTTTTTTGAAAATTTTATTTTTAAGCAAACTACTTTATAAGCTATCTACTAACGTTTGGGTGTATGAGAAGGTTTGCTTAGATGAACTTTTAAATTAACCACAACCGCTGATAGCAAACTTTCTTATGCACCTTGTTATAATTATGTAATTTTAAAAATATTTAGATATGAAAAAACCAATAGAAGGAGCAACAATTATTGCTTATGGACAAGAAGTGAAAATAGTAGAAGTAGTAACCGTTAAAGGAAAACATAGGATTTATTTAGAACACCCAATTGTTGTTCCTTCGGTAGAATATACAAGAGATTATATTAGTAGTGATGAAATTCAAAGATACGTTGATTTTTAAAATTATTAATTATAACGTATGGTGCTTTGCTTCAGTTGTGCCTAACCACAAACTACTTTCGGCACAATTGAGCAAAACACTTGTTAACAGCAGTTTTAATTACTAAAAATAAAAATTATGATAAAAGAATTTGACGAATTGAAAAAACATATTAAATCAAAAGAAGGTTTAGAGTTGGCTAAAAAATTCAGAAAACAATTAAAAAACTCTGAAAAATACGCTGATAAATTAGATAGATATTTCACAGACACTTTAGATGGGGTAGAACCTGAAATTGCAAAAGATAACAACGGCTTGTAAAAATTGCTGTTAACGTTTTGCAACTTGGCGATGTGGCGGATTAAGGAAGCCTAAAGTATCGGTTTATGACCGATTTTACAAATACAAAACTATCATTAAATTAATAACCAAAACCGACATATTGCCAAATTGCTGTGTGTGCACTGGCACGGGATTTTAAACTAAACGAACTTATGAAACCATTAGGTATTAAAAATTACGGTTCAATTCCTCACTTATCAAATTCAAAATTAGGAACTGGAGACCACTTTATTGACAAAGGACAAGAAAGAATTTTAACTGAAAAAGTTAGAGACAAAAACGATGAAATTTTTGTTTTTGAAAAATATGACGGTTCTAACGTAGGAATTGGAAAAGTTGAAAATAGAATAGTTGCGCTTACAAGAAGTGGATACATTGCAAATACAAGTCCTTACAAGCAACATCATTTATTTAGTGATTGGGTTTATAAAAATATAATAACTTGGATGGAATTGTTAGAAAATGGAGAAAGAATTACAGGAGAATGGTTAGCACAAGCACACGGAATTAAATACAATATTGATAGCCGATTACAGCCTATAGTTTTCTTTGACCATTTTACAGCAAATAACCAAAGAAGCAGTTTTGATATTTTGGATAGTTTTTATAATAAATATGAAATACAACTCCCAAGATTATTACATAGAGGAAAAGCAGAAACTGTTGAAAATATATTACCAGAACTAAACAAAAAAACCTATGGAATAATGCCTGACGAAAAACCCGAAGGAATGGTTTACAGAGTTGAAAGGAAAGGCGAAGTAGATTTCCTTGCTAAATGGGTAAGAAGTGATTTTGAAGCAGGGAAATACATTATGAACAAGGAAGAAAAGGATTTAGTTTATAACGTAAATTTCCTTTGAAAACGAAAATGTAGTGCTTGTGCATAACGTTGAGCATTGTTGCAGTGTGGCACTTATGAAAACTAAATTTTAATTTATGCAAAAGACTTTATTTGAAAACGAAAACGTGATTAAACCACAAAATGCCACATTGCTACAATGCATTGTTAGTGGCAGTTTTTCTTCTATTACGTATAAACAAGCGGTTGATTTTTTATTACCTCGCCATTATTCAGGTAGAAAACCGAGTATTACATTTTCTTTTGGTTACTTTGAAAATAACGAATTGAAAGCAGTATGTACATTTGGGAAACCTGCAAGTAATAGTTTATGTATTGGTGTTTGTGGCAAAGAATATAGCGAAAAGGTATTTGAATTAAACCGACTTTGTGTTGATGGTGAAATAGAAATACAACTATCTAAATTTGTGGCTTGGTGCTTAAATGAATTGAAAGCAAAAGATTTGATTTTAGTTTCTTATGCTGACACACAAATGAACCACAACGGATATATTTACCAAGCTACAAACTGGATTTATACTGGAATTACAAAAGCAAGAACTGATAAATATGTTGAAGGTGGAAAACATTCAAGACACTATGATAATGAGAATCAAAACGGTTTAAGAAAATACCGAAGTGCTAAACACCGATACATTTATTTTGCAACAAGTAAAACCAAAAGAAAAGAGTATATGAAAAAACTAAATTATCAAATTGAACATTATCCAAAAGGCGAGAATAAAAAATACGAACTTGGTAAATTTATTGAACCGATTGTTATTAAAACGAACGCTTCTTAAAATTGCCACTAACTACTGTATAACCGCAACTAACTAAGGTAAATGTATGAAAATCAATATATTATATCGTTTTAAAATATACACTCATTTAGTAGTTGACGATAATAAAAATATATGGGAGTTACCACATTGCTATAATAAAAGAACAAAGAATTTAAGAAAGCTAACTTACTACAAAGAACGAGATGCGTATCGTTATAACAATGGTTATTTAAAACGTAGTAGGTTATCCAAATTAATGTACAAATCAGTAGAAAATTACGGACAAGATGAAAACGAATGTCCTTTTTAAATTAAAAACCCCGCTATATAAGTGGGGTTTTATTTTTTATATAACTTAGAATGAAATAAAGTACAAATAGTATCCCAATAAGCAAAATAAAACGATTTGCGAGCGTTTCAATTACTTCTGAATAGTCTTTTTCTTTTACTTCAATATCTTGCTTTAAATCGGCTTTTTTGGTTTCTTTAATTACTTCTTTAGAATTGTTATAAATAACCCTTGTATTATAAATAGTATCTTTTCCTAAAAGAATAGGTTTGTTTAAATCAACAGGTTCTAACGTAAAAGAGTTTGAAAATTTAGTCGCATCTGTTTTAATTTCGGTGCTTATTTCAGTTTCTGTACTTGACTTTTTAACTGAACCGCAAGACGTTAAAAATAAAAGTAAAATTATTATTTTTTTCATTTCGTTATTTTTTTAATTAATTTTAACAAATGTAATATTTTTTTATACATTTGCATCAGTTCGTTGATGTATTATTGAATTATTATTTGGACGAGGGTTCGATTCCCTCCACCTCCACCAATCAATTCGTTTATAGGTTTCCTTTTTCGGTCAGGAATTAAAATAATAAACCGAAATTAGGGGGTGCTTGGATTTGACAGTAATAGAGTAAGTAGTAAGTAGAGCTAAAAAAAATAACATCAAAAGTTATCAATCTTTTTAGAGAGCCTTTAAGAATGGCTGTTTAAGACGTATTAAAAC